CTTATACATCATGTAACTTACTTTACCATACAGCATTATATACATCTAAAACAATTGACTCTGGTGATATCTTTAAGATTTCAACAGGCAATCTTTCAGTTACATTAGCGTAAGGATAATTCATGGCGTTAGTCGTCAAGGATAGAGTACAAGAAACAAGTACAACCACAGGCACAGGTACGTTTACACTTGCTGGTGCAGTTACTGGCTTTCAGTCATTCTCTGCTATTGGTGATGGTAATACTACTTACTATGCTATTGTAGGTGGCACAGAATGGGAAGTGGGTCTAGGTACTTACACGCTATCAGGTACTACTTTATCTCGTGATACTGTATTAGCATCTAGCACAGGTTCTAAAATAGACTTTGCTGCAGGCACAAAGAATGTATTTGTAACTTATCCTGCTACAGAATCAGTTTACCAAGATGCTAACAATGATGCTTATGCACCACAGTTTGCTGCTTCTAACGGACTTAATGTTAATAACGGAACGATAGCAACATCTTACACATTCCCTACAGGATATAACTCTGTAGAAGCTGGAGATATCACAATAGGTTCTGGAGTCACAATTACTGTCCCAAGTACGTCGCGTTGGGTAATCGTTTAGGAAAAATATGTCAAGTATAATTCGTGCAACCACAACAAGTGGATTACAAGTAGCTCCAGATAATAGCGGAAGTTTACAACTACAAACTAACGGAACTACTGCAGCAGTTACTATAGATACATCACAGAATGTAGGGATTGGTACTGCGAGTCCTTCACAAAGATTACAAGTTGATAGCACAGGAGCAACAAGTACAGTATTCTCAAGAAATGGGGGTACAAATGCAAACACTAATGTTCAGTTTAAAAACTCAACTACTAGCTTTTATCTAGGTACAAATACTTCTGGTAATTTTGCAATTAAATACAATGATGCAGATTTAGCTACATCACCTAATATGGTAATAGACTCTAGTGGTAATGTTTTGGTAGGAGCAACAAGTCAATTTAGTGGCTTTGTGGCTAATGCTAAATTATATACAGAATCATCAACAGCAGACTTTATTACTCATTTTAGAAATACTAATGGAACTGCAGCAAACGCATTTGGATTAGCATTATCTTATTCAACTGCACCAAACGGAACTAGTAACCCATTTTTAGATGCTCGTGATTCGTCTGCACAAAGAGCAGCAATTCGTTCAAATGGCGGTTTAGCAAACTTTTCAGCTAACAATGTAAACTTATCTGATGAACGCTTAAAAACAGATATTACACCAGCTAAATCTTATCTTAATACAATCTGTTCAATTCCTGTGGTTACATTTAAATACAACGACCAAACAGATGAAGAACTAAATCTTGGTGTGATTGCTCAAGCAGTAGATACTGTAGCTCCAGAATTAGTAGACCATAGTGGATTTGGTGAAACACCAGAAGGCGAAAGTCCTTATCTAGCTATCTACCAAACAGACTTACAATATGCTCTTATGAAATGTATCCAAGAACAACAAGCCATCATCAACGACCTAAAAGCAAGAGTAGAAACATTAGAAGGAGCTAAACTTGGCTAAGCTAATTCTCAACGGTGCAACGTCAGGGTCAATTACATTAGAGTCACCTGCGGTCTCTGGTTCTAATACGCTAACGCTGCCTGCAAGCACAGGTACTGTAGCTTTAACAGCAGCTCCGACATTTACAGGACAAGCTACAATACCTACTATTAATCTTACTGGTGGGCAAATTACATTCCCAGCAACACAAAGTGCTAGTGCAGATGCTAATACGCTAGATGATTATGAAGAAGGAACATTTACTCCTTCAGTAGGTGGAAATGCTACTTACACCTCACGGTCTGGAAGTTATACAAAAATTGGACGTTTTGTGTTTTTTGAAGCATCATTTCAGATTAACACAATAGGAACTGGAAGCCGTGCTGTAGTAACAGGCTTGCCATTTGCAAATGGTGCAGTTGGAACTGCAGGTTTTTTAATTTGCTATTTCACAAGTATTGCTGGCGGTAACGTTGTTTTATTAACTGCATACGCTGGAACTGGGTCAAGTTCAATTGAATTTATTTCAATGGCAGCGGCTGGTACCTCCACGGTACCGGGAGTTTCACCAATTGGCAGTAGCACCACTATTGTTATGTCAGGGTCATACCCCGTTTAATATATAAAAAAGGAAACATTATGTCATTAGATAAACAAGTATTAATAGACAAAATTGAAATAGTAGAAAATGGGACTGTGCAAGTTCGCCAAGCTACTATTATTACAGAAGATGGTAACCAACTTTCTCGTACATTCCATAGATGGTGCATAGCTCCAGGTGAAGATTATTCTGCACAAGAACAACAAGTTCAAGATATATGCAAAGTATCACATACACCAGAAGTAATTGCAGCATATCAAGCACAACAAGAAGCTAACAGATTAGGAACAGTATAATGCCTGTAAGTATATCAGGAACAAACGGAGTCACATTCCCAGACAGTAGTCTACAAGCTGCTGCAGCATCACCTTATGTGCTGAAAAATAGACTAGTGAATGGCTCATTTGCTATTGACCAACGTAATGCAGGTGCATCACAAACATTTACTGCTGCGGCTGCTGTTGCTTATACTGTAGACAGATGGTATGGTTCATGCACAGGTGCAAATATTACAGGACAAAGAGTAGCTGGTACATCACCTAATCAATATGCTTATAGGTTTACAGGTGCAGCATCTAATACAGGAACTTTATTTGGACAACGAATAGAGTCTTTTAACACTTATGACCTAATAAGCACTACAGTTACAGGTTCAGTCACTCTTAAAAGCTCATCTATTACATCTGTCACATGGACAGCTTACTATGCTAATTCTAGTGATACATTTAGTTCTAAAACATCTATAGCAACAGGCACACTTACTATTAACTCTACTGCTACTCGTTACAGCTTTAGTTTTGATGCAGGTGCTAATGCAGGAAATGGTATAGCTATAGAGTTTACAACAGGTGCTTTAACAGCTACGAATACAATACATTATGAAAACGCACAGTTAGAAGTAGGCTCATCAGCAACACCGTTTGAACGCAGACTTTATAATCAGGAATTGGCTAATTGTCAGAGATATTATGAAGTAGGTTTAGCTAGAAGCACAATTATGTGGAGTGGATTTTTAAACACAGCAGGACAAAGCACTTTTAACACCAAAGGATTTTCAGTAGTTAAAAGAGCAACTCCTACTGTAGTTACTTCTAATGAAACTTTAAATGGTTTTGCATCTGGAGTTCCGTCTTTAGCTATAGATACCACAGGAATGCAAGGAAATAAAAGTTCATCAGCAGCAAACAATAATGGTTATTGGTTTTATAACTGGACAGCAGATGCGGAGCTATAATTATGTATAAATTATATAACGATACTATTAGCAATAAAGAAATTGGTATAATCCGTCTTTCAGATAATGCTTCTATTCCATTTGACCCAGCTAACACAGACTACCAAGCCTATCTTAAATGGTTAGACGAAGGCAACACACCGTTACCAGCAGACGAATAATAAAAGGAGAATAACTTGTTTGGAATATGTAGTTTTTCCCAAGCTCCTTTTAGTTCATTAGCAGGTAGATTACTAGAAGCATCAGCAGCAATAACAGCAGACGCATTTGTCTCTGCATCTGCAACACGTTTTAGAACATCTGCAGCAAGTATTACAGCTACTGCAACAATCACAGTTACTACAAGTGGTGCTTTAGTATTCGGTAGTGCAGTTATAAATGGCTTTGCAGACGTATCTGCTATAGGCACTAGAACACAGTTTGGTAGTGGCTCTATATTCGGAGAAGCTACAGTATCCGCTACTGGTGGCTCTATAGCATTAGCTTCAGCAAGTATCACAGCTAATGGCACAGTTACTTGTATAGGCTCATTACTCATAGATGGTGATGCTTCTATCACAGCCAATGCTACAGTCGCAATCACCTACAATAGAATTAGATTAGATAGTGGTTCTATTACAGGAACTGCCACAGTAACAGCACTTGGTGGTATGGAACTATCAGGTAATGCTCATGTAGACGCATTTGCTACAGTTACAGCAAGTCCTAATGCAACATGGGCAGGATTTGCTTATGTAGAAGGCGTAGGCACAGTTACAGCAAAAGGCGTAATACAAGGTGAAGGATGGACACCGGTAGTTCCAGGAGCAGAAACATGGACACCAGTATCAGCAGGTTCAGAAACATGGTCTGCAATATCACCTTCTTCAGATACATGGACAGAAATTACAGCAGGAACAGAAACTTGGACTGATACTACTCCAAGTAACGATATATGGTTAAGACAAGGATAAAAGATGGCAAAAACCAAAATTTCAGAATTTAGCGCAACGTCAGCAGATAATACAGATATAACCAATATCAATATTGCTGAAGGTTGTTCACCAGCTAACGTAAACAATGCTATTCGTAGCTTAATGTCGTTACTAAAAAACCAACAAGATGGTTCTAGTGGTGACCCATTTACAGTTGCAAGCACATTAGTATCTTCAGGCACACTAGATGTTACAGGTGCATTTAGACTAGATGGCACAGCAGGTGCTAGTGGTCAAGTATTATTATCAGCAGGCGGTGCTAATACACCTACATGGGGTAATGCTTTTGTAGCTGGTATGATTATGATGTGGTCAGGAACAATTGCTACTATTCCTAGTGGATGGTTATTATGTAATGGTTCTAGTGGAACTCCAGACTTGCGTAATAGATTTATTATCGGTGCTTTTTCTGATGACTCTGGTACAGCTAAAACAACAGTTACAGGTTCTGCTACACAAACAGGTGGTAGCAAAGACGCTATTGTTGTAAGCCATACGCATACAGCTACTGTTACAGACCCAGGACATACTCATACCATTGCTGGTTTTGCTTATCAAGCAAGTGGTGCTAGTACTCCTAGAACAGGTACAGATGAATTTACTGTTAATCAAATTGTTGCAGCCTCAAATACAACTGGCATTTCTGTAAGTAATAGCACAGCAGGCTCAAGTGGTACTAATGCTAACCTTGTTCCTTACTATGCACTTGCGTTCATTATGAAGGCTTAATAATGCCTACACAACGCATAGCATTTAAAGAATGGTTACCAGACCAACCTAGTATATTAGACACAGTATCTGAAGCTAATAACGTCATTCCTTTAGCTGTAGGATATGGTCCGTTTAAGTCAGCAGTAAACTACTCAGGGACAGCTACAGAAGACTTGAATAATTGCTTTGCTGCTAAACTAGATAATGACGTATTTATCTTTGCTGGTGGTGCTACCAAACTATTTAAAGTAGACAATACTGACTTATCTTTAGTAGACGAGTCTAAAGCAGGTGGATATACAGGTGTTAATAAATGGCAATTCTTACAGTTTGGTAACTTAGCACTTGCCTCTAATGGCTCTGAAAAGATACAAGCGTATGATGTAACCAG